AGTACGCAGCGTCCATGTTATGCCATCGGTGGATGAGGCTGCTGAGGTTGATCCATTTGCTACTGCAGCAAATACTCCATTGCCATAGGTTACTGATTGCCAATAATCATTTGTTGGCATAGTACGCAGCATCCATGTTACACCATCGGTTGATGTGGCTGCTGAAGATGATCCATTTCCTGATACTGCAGCAAATATTCCGTTGCCATAGGTTAATGATTGCCAATATGTGAAGTTTGGCAAAGTATTTAGCGTCCATGTTACACCATTGGTTGATGAGGCTGCTGAGTTTAAACCAAATACTACTGCAGCAAATACTCCATTGCCATAGGTTACTGATCGCCAAGCTGCACCTGCTGGCAAAGTACGCAGCGTCCATGTTATGCCATCGGTGGATGAGGCTGCTGAGGTTGCATATGCTACTGCAGCAAATACTCCGTTGCCATAGGTTAATGATTGCCAACTATATGCTATTGGCAAAGTACGCAGCGTCCATGTTACACCATCGGTGGATGAGGCTGCTGAGGTTGATCCAGATGCTACTGTAACAAATAATGGACCAGGTTGATCATAATTTCCAACTACATTTAAATCACCAGATATTTGAAAAGGCAAATTAGCCATATTATATTACCACCTTTGTAAATTTTGCTATTACGTTAGTATTTGCAGCATTTGTTATAGTTACTTGTAATATTGAATTTGTAGAAGATAATGAAGCTGATACTAAAATTCCTGGTAAATACCCACCAGTACTAATGACACCATACTCTACATAATCTACAGAAGTTCCATTATTTTGTACAAAAATTTTAGAACTTCTTACAATTGAACCTTGCTTTAATGATAATATATATTCTATTGTTGTAAATCCTGAAATTGCTACAGTATCAATTGTAAATGCTGTATTTGTATTTACTGTAGCAGTTGTTACTGAAGCTCCCGCCGATGCCCATTGAACACCAGTTGATGTTGTTTGTAAGAATTGACCAGATGTTCCAGTTGATCCACCAGCGGTGACTGTTCCTGTTAATGTTAAATTATTTTGAGTAACACCCGTAAGAGTTGTTACTGTTGCTCCCGACGCAATTGATGTTGATCCGATTGTGGGGGCAGAATATCCTGAAACTGTTCCCCATGAAAGGTTTCCTGCTCCATCTGTTGTTAAATATTTACCTGAGTTTGAAGTTTGTGATGGCAACAAAGCATTTGCTGCTGCTGCAGCTGTTGTCTGACCAGTACCACCATTTGCTATTGGAAGATTTCCTGTTACACCAGTTGATAATGGAAGTCCTGTTGCGTTTGTCAAGATACCAGAAGCTGGAGTTCCCAAGTATGGTGTAGTAAATGTAGGAGAGGTTAATGTCAAACCTGCAATTGTAGATGCAGTTGCACCCAAAGATACCGATGTTGAACCAATTGTTACGCTTGAATTAGTCAATCCAGAATTTGGAATTGTTGCTACGCTTGAAACAACTCCACTGGAATTTGTTGTTACATATCCTGCAGTTGTAAGAGGAAGTGTAACTGTTCCAGTAAATGTTGGAGATGCATTTGTAGCAATTCCAGATATTGATCCACCCAAGAACACTGATGTGCCGTTGATTGAAATGCTTGAATTTGTTAAAGCAGAGTTTGGAATGTTAGTAAGAGTATTTGAAGATCCCGAAATTGTCTTGTTTGTAAGAGTTTGTGTATCTGTCAAACCAACAATTGCTGATGTTGGAATTGTTTGTCCACCAACTGCTGTTGATGAAAGAACAGTTGTTCCATTAATCATAAATGTTTTACCAGAAGCTAAGTTCAAGTTTTCAGAAGAGTTAAATGATCCTGTTGATGAGTACCATTTAAGTGTTTTATTGGTTGTACCATTAATCTGAATTCCCGCACCATTTGCAGTTACATCTGTTGGAGTAGTTGTGTTTGATATTACAAGAACTTGCTCTGTTGTATTAAGAGTTGTTGAGTTAATTGTGGTTGTTGTACCGTTAACTGTCAAGTTACCGCCTACAACTACGTTTCCAGTAGTATTGAGCGTATCTGTTGAAAGACCAGTTACGAATGGGCTGTTAGCAAGAACTACTGCTCCTGTACCTGTTACTGCTGCAACCTGAGTACCGTTAATCTTAAGAACGTTACCTGTTCCTGCTGTATCAAATGTCTTGTTTGTCAAAGTATCGGTAGTTGCACGACCAACCAATGTATCTGTTGAAGTTGGAAGTGTTAATGTACCTGTATTTGAGATAGTTCCAATTACTGGAGATGTAAGTGTTTTATTTGTAAGAGTCTGTGCTCCAGTTAATGTAGCTACGGTTGAATCTATAGCAATTGTAACTGCTGAAGAACCTGTATAAGAAGTTCCTGACAATCCCGTTCCAATTGTAAGAGCGTTTGGGTTAACAGCAGTAATTGTAATTGCTGCAGAGCCATCAAAGTTTACACCATTAATTGCACTAGGTGTTGCAAGTGTGGTAGCTGTTGTAGCATTACCAGTTACGTTACCCGTAAGAGCACCAGTAAATCCTGTTGATGTTACAGATGTTAGACCAGCAAGGGTGGTTGATGATGCTCCAAGTGCAATTGCTGTTGTACCAACAGTTACGCTTGAGTTAGTCAAACCAGCATTTGGAATTGTTGCAACTGAGCTAATTACACCAGATGAAGAGGTTGTTACATATCCAGATGTTGTAAGTGGAAGTGTGACTGTACCCGTAAATGTTGGTGATGCTGTTGTTGCAATTCCTGTTACTGCACCTGTTGAGCCATTTACACTAAGTACACCCGTATTGGCAATTGTTACTGCTCCCGAGCCATTATATGAGGTTCCAGAGAGACCTGTTCCAATTGTAAGTGCATTTAGATTAGATCCAAGTGATACACCTGAAATTGTTGAGTTTGTAAGCCCAGCATTTGGAATTGTTGCTACGCTTGAAATTATTCCACCAGAAGTTGTTGTTACGTATCCTGCAGTTGTAAGCGGGAGCGTAACAGTTCCTGTAAATGTAGGAGAAGCATTTGTAGCGAGTCCAGATATAGATCCGCCAAGTGATATGGCTGATCCATTTATGCTAATTGATGAATTAGTCAAAGATGTATTTGAAATATTAGTAATAGTATTTGATGATCCAGATATTGTCTTATTTGTAAGTGTATCTGTAGTTGCACGTCCTACAAGGGTGTCTGTGGATGTTGGCAATGTAAGTGTTCCCGTATTGCTGATTTGAGCAATTACTGGAGAAGTCAATGTCAATCCCGCCACAGTTGAAGCAGTTGCTCCCAAAGCTATTGAAGTTGAACCTATAGTAACTGAGCTATTTGCAAGATTTGCATTTGAAACTCCACCTGATGCAAGCGATACAACACCTGAGTTAACCGAAAAATTAGAAGGCGTAAACGATGCAATACCTTGTGTTGATGTAGTTGCAATAGCCTGGGTTCCTGTTGTATAACCAGTTATACGACCATATGAGTCAACTGAAATTGCTGTAACACGTGTAGGAGAAACCCCACCTGTTGTATTTGTTTGAGTAACGTTGGCAAGATCTACAGAATCAGCAGTAATATTAAGAGTTGATGAAGCAACATCTACTTGGTTTCCTGTGCGTGTAAGACCATTTCCTGCTATGAATGTTGCTGCTCCAGAGAACTGAGTCCATGTTAGTGAATCTGTTCCGAGCAATATTGAACCATTATCTCCAGTTCCTGTTGCTGTTTCTACAAAGCTTTGATTTCCATTATTACTTCCATAAAGAACATATACAGCATCTCCAGCTGCTACTTGACCAGCAATCTGATCATTGGAATCTGTAGCACGTGTTAATGTCCACTTTGAAGAAGTTCCGCCATTTGATGTAACTATATATATACCATTTTGAGAAGCTGTTGCTTGGTTTTTAACAAGAACACGGTTTCCATTGCTTACAGAAACTCCATCTACAGTAAGTGCTCCGTTTGCTGTTGCAACTAATGTTGCACCGATTCCCTTTCCACCATTAGCATCTGTTGTTCCATCTGTATATGTTGAGGCAGGAAGTACGCCAGCGGTTGCTGCTTGAACTGCTGAGTGCCAGTTCATTCCTGCAGTTAAGTTATCAACATATGCT